TAATAAGGTGTCGTCCATATTTGTTTCTTGAACAGCTGAGTTTTCACTAGCTTGTTCTGCTGCTGCTGATCCAGTTGTTATTCTGGATATTTCAATTTTGTTACCAAATGCTGGTAAGTCTTTTTTAGGTACTGCATTATAAAATGGTGAACCTGCTCTAGCGATTGGTGCGTACTCATCAACTAAGTATTGTGGTACAACTAATCCTGTAAAAGCACCTGTTCCAACATCTCTGGCTTCAAAATCTTGGTGGTTGTTAAGTCTTTCTTGTGCTTTAAAGTCGCCTGATCTAGCTGCCCAAGCGTCTGCAATAAAAGAGTGGTTGCCACCCTTTCTATACAAATCTGGCTCGTTCACTTCTACAACAGCTTCTTTATCGCCTAAGTCCTCGTCCTCAACACCAAGAGCATTTCTGCTTTCTTTAACTGCTTTCAAAGTTTCTACAGCTTCTCTTGCTTCTTCAATCTTATCGTTCATTTCTTTGATTTCAGCGTGAAGTTCATTTGATCTAGCAAATTTGCTATCAAAATCTTCCCCTGCTTCCATTTCATCAAGTTCTGAAACAAGACCGTCAAGTTCAGCTACTTTAGCTTCTCTAGCTTCAATTAATTTTTTCAATTTAATTTCCTTGTTGTTATATTCTTATACTTCTGCGTAGAGTGTGGTAGTTAAGTGTGATACACGGCTATAACCACGGCTATACGTCTTTTAGCGAATGCCGTCCCTTTCAAGTTTCAATTTTAATAAATCCACTTTAGGATTGCTTCGCTTTTTATCAACGTCATCACTTTCAGCGACTTGGTTAATAAAACTTTCTAAAATTTCTGTAGCTTTTTCGCCACTTCTTGCTTCCACTAATTCTTTGTGCAAATTCTCTATATCTATGCCACGAAGTTTTGCACCTGCCCACGGATTAGCTGGATATGTTACTACTGATACGTCAAATAGTCTTGCTTCGTTTACTTCTCTATTTTCACCATTATTATCAAAATTATCTTTAATAGCTGCAAAAGCAAATGACATTTCATTTAAGTCGCCACGTTTCATAGCACTTGATACTTCTGCAACTGTTGGGTTACTTGGATCTAATTCAGCACGTACAAATAAACCATAATCATCTTCTTCTAGTTGTAATGTACCTGATGATGTTCTAGCCAATGGTATGCCGTCGTGATTAACTAAAAATCTTACGTCATCTTGTTCTTTTAATGTTTTTTTAAACGCACCCGGTTTGATTGTTTCATTGTATTGTCCACGGCTATCCCTTACACCGTATGGTTTATCAAATACAGAAGCATAACCTGTGAACAATAAAGTATTGTTATCATTACTTTGTCGTTCTTCTACTGCACTAAATGTAAAACTTCTATTTTCAGTTTGCTTATCCATTTCTTTAAGAATAGTGTTGCGTTTTTGTGTTTCTAGTGTTTGTGATATAGCAACTGGTCTATCAAACACTTCTAAGTGTTGTGTACTCATCTTTTCTTCCTTTGCACTATAACGTGGGTGTTCTTTTGGTAATAAATCGTTGTCTGATCTATACGCTGGGTTTTGTGGTCTATCGTTCTTTAGTAAATAACTAAATGCACGTAACCTTGCTAATCCCCACGCTTGACGACTTACACCCGGTCTATGACTTGTTGAATATGCACCAAATCCACGTCTAACAACTGCTTTTGCAGTTCCCATACGTAACCTACGCCAACTTGCTTTACCCTCAACTTCTTCATTATGTTTTTCAATACGTCCTCTAATAGCTTTTTCTGTACTATCGCTAAAAGATATGCCACCAGATTTACCACTTGCAGAACCTTTAGGATTTTTCTTACTTCCTTTTACTTGGTCTTTTTTTGGTGCTGGTGTTGAACTATCACTTGCACGTGGTTCTAGTTCACCCTCACTAACAAGTTGTGCAATCTTTCTGTCTGCCCAATCTGCTGCTTGCATTGGATTAGTCCACGGATTAGAACCCCATAGCAAAAACGCTACATCACTTGCACGCCAAGTATCTGGATCGTTTGGACTACTAGCTTCTCTATCTAAATCGCTAAGATGTCTTTTGTGCCACGCTGCTATTTTTACAATCTTGTCTATACTAAGTTGTTCACCTTTTGCCATAATACGTGCTTGTCTAACTGTTTCTTCAACTAAACCGTCCCCTGCCTTATTAAGATTATCTAAACCACGTTGTGCGTTCTCTTGCATAAATTTAGGTGGTTTTCTATCTACTTGTCGTAATTCTGTGTCTTGATCTAAACTGTTTTCTTCTTCTTTTTGTTTAGCTTCGTTAATCAATATTGCTTGTAATTGTTTTTCAGCTTCTTCGTGTGTTTCGTGGCAACCCATAATCCTGCCGTCATCAAGTTTGACTACTGCGTGTCCTTGACAATCTTTATTGTCCATTTGTATTTCGTATGGCATTAGTCTGGCCTTACTACGTGTAAATTACCTGTACCACTTCCAGTAATACCGTACAATTCATTGTCTTGTGGTATTTTCATTGTTACATTTTCATTATTGGCTAGTTCATAACCTGTTCCTGTAGTTACATCTGAACCACCTAAGTAAACAGCAGAACCGTGTTCGTTATGTAAATATACTTCTTGTTCAAAATTAACACTATCAATAACTTTTACTGGTGTTGTATTATTTAATGCTTTTGCTTCGCTAATCATTTGGTAATTCGTTTGTTGGATCGTGTTCGTCTATACCTTGTGGTTCAAGCGTTGGATCTACCAATGCACCTTGTAAACCAATATAGAACTTGTCGCCACCCTCATAAGGTTCTAAATCCATTTTTGCCCTAGCTTCGTTTGGTGTCATAATTCCAGAACTAACAGCTACTTGAAATGACCTTACCCTACTTAGTTGGTCGCCACGGCTATATTCATCTGTGTCTAACTTAACAAACTGTTTACCCGGTAGTAATGTACTAAATCCGTCCTCTATTCTTCTAATCCACGGCAATAAAGTATGTCTAATAAATGCAAGTCCATTACTTTCAATATTTGAATATACGTTTGAACCGTCTTTAGATAAAAGTAAATGTGCTGGTATTCTAAATACTCTTGCTATTTCGTGAACAATCTGATCTCTTGCTGCAATAAGTTCGTTTCCTGCTGCGTCTGATATTGCTTTCCATTTTAGACCACCAGTTAAAACAGCTGGTTTTCTATTTCTATTATGATTGCCTAACCAAGTTTCTTTTAATATATTTGCTTGTTCAGCTGTTAAATCTCTATCTGTTTCAAGCACTGAACTTGGTGTACCACCTTGTCCATAAAACTGTGCAATATGCCTTTCCATAGCCAATGCAAGACCATAAGTATTTGAATTGGTACGAAGTGGACTAACACCTATAAGCTGTCCCGGATATGAGTACCAAGTAAAATGTAACATATTGTGATGTGTAATTTTTCTATCATAACCACCTTTTTTAGTTTGTAGCATATAAACCTTTTGTCCCTCTGACATTTCTACTTTTACTTTTTCTGGGTGTATTGGTGTAAGCTGTATTGGTCTGCCTTGTCTATCTTTATCTATAAGTACAAAACTATTACCGTGCATAGCTAATGATGTAATTATTTGATGTAACAATGAAAACATTGATAAATCAAGACTATGGTTTGGTTTTTCTAAAAACTTTGGTTTATCAGTAAATATTGTTTTTTGACCGTCATAACGAAGTGTTTTTATAGGAAGTAACGCAATACTGTCTGCAATCAATGATATTGCACTAAATACGGTTGATATACCAAGTGCAGACATTTCATTAACTTTTTCACCGGTGTAGTTGTATAAACCACCCTCACGTAAAGCTAATAAATCAACAAGGTTTCCTAAAGCTGCGTCCCTGTTTTCTGTTCGTTTAAATAAACTCATCTAACTGCTAAATAACTTCCTGTAATTAAAAACGCACCAGCGATTATTAACGCTAATGATACGTTCATTGTATATACTCCATAAATTATAAGTCCTGCACCTATTACTTCAGCTAGTGTTGTTATATAGTTTTTCATCTATCCTTTCCTTTGCTATATTATAATATTCTTTATCTAACTCTATTCCAATAAAATCTCTATTTGTATTTACACAAGCTACTCCTGTTGAGCCACTTCCCATTGTAAAGTCTAAAACTGTTTCATTTTCTAATGTATAAGTTTTAATTAAGTATTCAAGTAAATCTGTTGGCTTTTGTGTTGGATGTATGCTTTTACTTTCATTATTATATTTCAATAAAGTTTTAGGATAATTTTTGTATTTAGCAATATATGTACCTGTTTGACTAGGAGTGTAATATAACATTTCATTAGTTTTACCTCTAAATTTATTTTTTTCTTTATTAAAAATTTTTAAATTTTGTGCATAATAAAACATATTATTTTTAGCTGTTTTATGATTAGATAATTTCCCATTTGAAAATATTAATATATTTTCTATTGTTTTTAATGGCATAAGTTTTGATTGCATAAAGTTTGCATACTTATTTTTTTCCCAATACCAATCATATTTGTATTCTTTTAAATTACTTAATCTTAGATGACTACTAAATGGCTCTGTTCCAAATAATGCTATTGCTGTATTGTCTTTCCTAATTCTTTTTAGTTCTTTCCACATTATTTCATAAGGAATAATATTATCCCAATTACTTTTACCTATTCCATAAGGTAGATCAGTTAAAATAAAATCTATTGATTTATCTGGTAATTCTTTCATTACTTCTAAGCAATCGCCATTGTATAATTTCATAAATTAATTATTGACACTTCTGGTTCATCACTAAGTGGTTCTGGTGCAGTTATTCTGTCAAGCATTAGAACCATAGCTATTGCACCGTCAATTTTTCTTTTACTTCTACCCTTAGATAAACGCCAACCCATATCTGTAATTTTTTGTGCAGCACTCATTACTTGATCTGTAAAGGTTGGATCGCCGTCGTGTCTTACTTTTGTGTTTGCAATTAAATCATAAGCGTTACCACAAGCGGGTATCATTCTGGAATGTGTTTGTGGAAAGTTTACCATTGGTACACCCCGGTCTAACAATACTTGTGCAGAACGTTCAAAAAATGCTGGATCGTATGCTACTTCTTTAACTTTATAGTCTGTCATTAATGAAATAATAAATGTTTCTATTTCTTGATAATCCATAAAGTTGTCGTCGTTAGGTAGCCAAATCTTAGATTTCATATTAATAATTTCATTATCATCTTTTTGTCCATAAACTATTGCAACGCTGTCGTGTCGTAGTGCCATATCTACACCAACAAATGTATCTACACCTACTTCAAGTTCTAATTCTTCATCTTGACAAGCTAACCATTTTTCTATTTCTACCCAGCTTTCTTCTTCTGTTCTAGTCCATTGATTTAAGTGATATCGTTGAAATTCGTTTAATGGTAAAGATTTGTGCCTACGTCTAAGGTTTTCTATTGGCCACCAATCATTAGGTATCGCCGGGTTTACTTTTTCCCAAATAGTTTCGTCTGTTGGTACATCATCTTCTTTTGCACCAATCCACTTAAAATAAAATTCTTCATCTTCTTGTTTACCAGCTTCTTTTAATAATCCACGTTGATACATACGACCTGCCATACTATCTAAGTCGTGTCCAGCTGTTGTAATGTTTAAAACTAATCCGTCTTTACGTTTAGCTGTATTGTTTGATAAAACATAATGTACACGTTCTAAGTTAATGTTATTCCACTCGTGTATTTCATCAGCTATAAAGCAACTGTTTCTACCACCGTCTGCTGTACCAGCTTTTGCAGCAACTCTGAATGCCCTACCCGGTGCGTTCTTTACTTGTATTTCGTTTTCAAACGTTTCAACCATATCACGTAAAAATATACTTTCTTCGCACATAGTTTTCATAGTTCCAAAAACTAGGTTTGCTTGTTCGTAACTTGCAGCAGCAACGGCAACTAATGGACTAGTTACACCAGATCCAAGAAGTTCATACATACCTATTGCTGCTGCTAAAGCTGTTTTACCATTTCCTTTTGGTAATCCTATTAACGCTTCCCTGTATTTTCTTTCGCCATTATCTTTTACTTCATATAAATCATAGATTATTGCTTGTTGCCATTGATCTAACTTAAATGGTTCGCCAAAAAAATCGCCCTCACCGTGTACGCAAAACTTCTCTATAAATTTAACAACTCTAGCACCTTTTGTTTCTGGTAAGCTAATCATTTATTTACTCCAAGTTATACAATGTAATTCACAACCACAACATAGATGTTTACAGTTACACATTATTCTTCTTCAAATTCTGTGTCGTGGTCATCTATATTTATATTTTGCAAAAATTGTTCTATGTATTCTTTACTATTCTTTATCCAACTCATTATTCTTCTTCTAACATTAATATACGTGGATCAATTAATTCGTGTTCTTCATCATCTTGTAAAAGTTGTTGTAATTGTTTAAAACCCATTTGTGCTTCACCAAATGCAATACCAAGTCTTTGTCTTGCTAATGGTGTAAGTCCTAATTCTTGTTCTAGTTTTAATATTTTTTCTTCAAGTTTCAACGTTAAGCTAATTAATGGATTTATTGTAGGTTGTCCAGTAGAACCAACACTTAATAAACCTTTATTGCCTAAATTTTGTATTGTGCGATTAGCACGTTCTACTTCATCATAATATTGAAACAAACGATAAAATGCTGGGAAGTCCACTTGTTGTGCTGTACTTGCAAGTTCACTATCCCAATATTGTTTCCAATAATTACGTGTTTTAGTTAGCCAACGTGAATTGGCTTTTGGTGTTTCAAATCCCTTACCACCTTGTATTACACTCAATGAATTATCCCTATGTCCTGTTAGTTTATCTTTTTGTTTTGGTATGCGACCACGTTTACCCATAACTTTGTCCTTTATACATTGACGCACCTTGTTTTTTTATTTCATTAAATGGTATCACATTAACTGTTAAGTTTTTTTGTAATTCTGGTTTTAAAAATTTTATATAACGTAATTGAAATCCTTGTAATATTTTTGCACCAGTTTTTTCACATAAATACTTTATGCTACATTTACCGTCTGTAATTTCATAAAAATTTTTGTTTCCAAATATTTTCTGCTTTGTTGTTTGATGTGCTGTAAAAGTATTATCTGCAAATACTTCACCATTTGGAAATTGCAACATTGTTTTATTTTGTTTAATACCAGTTAACAAAAAACCACTTGCCCTGTATATTGTTCCGTCTCCACATTGTGTTCCGTCTGCATAAGTTAAAATCCAATCTAAATGTGGTGCATATTTTTTTAACAATTTTATTGTTATTGCTATTGATCTACTTTCTGCATTTTTTGGCAAATTATCAGTTAATGCCATACGATTTAATTCAATAAAATTATTCCATTTTGTATTTTTAACTAAACCAATAGTTTTATTTTTGTCCATTGGATTGCCATATTGCAAAACACCTTCTAATTTATTGTTGTAAAATATTCCAAAATGAAATTTTGAGTTTGGTACAATTTTTCCAGAATAATGATTGTTGCGAATAAAATTATTTGCACGTGTACTTGGCAACATTTTTATTTCAATATCTTTTACAGACATAATTAGAGCCGTAGCGTAGGATTTGCACCTCGTATTTTACTATGGAATAGCAACGTGTAACTATTAACACTTCTACGGCAATAATTATTATAATTGTTAATTTTCATTATTCCAATAATTGCAAAATTCAATTAATGCAGTTGTTTTGTTTTCTTTATTTTTTGGTAAATCATTTATTTGTAAATATTTTGATATTGTATTTTCTAATATTTCAATATCATTATTGCTAAAATAAAACGATCTAACAAACATTGTTGTTCTATCACCTGTTTCAATATTATCAAAAACATCATCAAAACCTATTGTTGCACTTATGTTGTATAAATCATCATTTGTAAAACTTGTTGCTTTAAACATTTCTGGATCGCTTGATACACTACCAAGCATATCTGCTAATAAATCATCATCATACGTTCCTAAATCAGCTGTACGATTATCTGCTAATGCAAATGCTTTAGCTGTTAATTCATCATCATCTGTAAAAACTACAGCAATTTTATTCCAACCTAGTTCTTTAGCAGCAGCAAGTTGATGATTACCAGAAATAACTTCACCGTCTTTAGTTGCAACTATTGGTTTACGTTGTCCAAACTTTTCATAGCTTTTTTTTACAGCTTCAACATTACCTTTACGTGGATTGCCGTCTAAGTGTTTTAATTTTTCTATTGGGTACGCTAATGTTGTAAGATCATCTGCTATTTGGTGTTTGTCGGTCATAAAAATCCTTTGTATTAGCAATCTTACTTAAAACAACTACGTAACAACATAATACTACATAACTACGCATAACAACGTTTTTTAAAAACTATAAAAAAACAAAAAAAAGCATAAATTTGGGTAAAAAAAAAGTGTGC